GATATTCAATCAAATTCAAGAAATACCATATATGTCAAAAAGATTTGCTATGAAAAGGTTCTTGAAATTAGATGAAGAAGAAATATACGAAAATGAGAAATTGTGGGCTGAAGAGAATAAAGCTCAAGTCGGAACTACAACTGCACCAGGCGGCGGCGCCGGTGGTGGAGTTGGCTTAGGTTCGGTTGGTGCATCTCCAATGCCACAATCACCAGTACCAGATGATGGAACAGATCCTGGCACAGGTGGTGAAGAGTCTCCATTAGGAGGTGCCCAAGCTGGCAACACTGGTGCGGGATCAACAGGCGGTGATACAGGTACAGGTGGAACACCACCTCCAGTAACACCAGGAACATAAAAAAGGAAAGACGAAAATGGCACAAGGTAAAGTAAAGTGGTTCAATCCAAAAAATGGATATGGATTTATTACACCAGATGAAGGTGGAAGTGATATATTTGTTCATGCTTCTGAATTAAAGAAAGCAGGGATCACAAAAGTAACTATAGGCGAAGCAGTCGAATATACAGTCGGTGATTTCAAAGGCAAGCCAGTGGCACAAAGTATTAAGTCACATGGTGCACCAGCTGATGCGTCAGCTGAAACTTCAAACGTACAGTAAAATATATAAATAGTTTTGTTATGAGATATCATCAGTTAACAGAAAACTATTTTCCAGAGGAAGACGAGTTTCATAAAGCTAGTCGTAAAGACAGCAGAAAGACTCGTCTAACTTTGAAACATTTAAATAAATTGCGAAGAGTGAGAGATATTAGAAAAGCAGATCAAGAAGAAAATTCTGATTTTGTTTCTAAAATGTATGCTCCACCACCAGCAATGTAGTTCTGTACATACAGAATATTAAACATACATTATTAAATAAACAGTAGCTAGATTATCACACACAAGAAGCACACACTCAGGAAATTTAGCATCAAATTACCATAAAAATAGCAGTTATCTGTTCTTGCGAGGAAAATCGCCTCAAAATAACCTCTTATTCTCACGAATTATCCACAATTATGTAAATATAACTATTAAATCGAATATATTCGCGGATTAGGAGATCGTCATGACACAATTTAGATCAAAATTAGAACAAGTCCTTGAATATCTTGTAAACAACGAGTCAGAGAAAGCTCAAGAAATGCTTCATGACGTAATCGTTGAAAAAGCAAGAGGTATTCATGAGGAAATCGTAGGGGCACAAGACGCCGCTATCGAAAAAGAACTAGTTGACGAAACATCAGACGAATCAGCAGATGCAGTAGCAGAAGCACCAAAAGACAAAGATAAAGAAGACAAGATGAAAGAATCATCTGAAGAGTCTGAAGATGATAAAGTTGAAGAAAAAATTGGTGGCGAAGGCGATCAAGAAGCTGATTTAAAATCAGATGTTGAGAAGGCTAAAGAGGCTATTGAAGCCAATGCAGAAGAAATTGAACAAGAAGAAACTAACGAAGCCGATGATGACATGGAAGACAAAGATGATGCCATGGGTGAGTTAGAAGCTCCAGAAGGCGATGCTGAAGGCAAAGCTGAAGAAATGGAAGATAAAATTGATGATTTAGAAGATTCATTAGAAGAGTTAAAAGCCGAGTTTGAAAAAATGATCGGTGGTGACTCAGATGATGACGAAGCATCAGATGATATGCCAGGTGAAGAAATGGCTGATGAGGCAACTGAAACAATACCACAATCAGTATTACCAGAAGGCAAAAAAGACAAAGACGACAAAATGGAAGAAGCGCCAAAAGATAAAGCTAAAGAAGATAAAATGGACGAAGCAACTTCAATGACACCAGTATCAACACCATCAAACAATGATGATGCTGATAATAAGTCATCGGTTGTAGCGGACAAAAACGACATGGGCGGTACAAGTGAAAATATCGTAAGCGGTAAAGAAGATACAAAACCATCTTCTCCAGCTGTAAAAGATATGAGCACAGGTAACGTAAATGTTGCAGGTAATAAAAAAGCACCAGCACCGAAGCCACACGCGGCACCAAAAGTAGCAAGTGAAAAGGCAAGTCCGGTAGTAGGTGGTTAATTACCATTTAACAGTTTAGCTTTTTATTGGAGACACACATTATGATGCAACCGTTATTAGAGACACTAACATTCGACCAAGCACATCTTCAAGTTTTAAATGAAGGTGAAGGTAAAGACCTACATATGAAAGGTATCTTTATCCAGGGCGGTGTTAAAAACCAAAATGAAAGAGTATATCCAGTTGAACAAATTGGAAGTGCTGTAGGATCAATCAAGAAAAGACTTGATTCAGGTCTATCAGTTTTGGGAGAAGCAGACCACCCCGAGTCACTCACAGTGAACTTAGAGAGGGTATCACATATGATCACAGATATGTGGATGGATGGTCCAAATGGAGTTGGAAAATTAAAGATTTTGCCAACACCCATGGGTAAGATTTGTGAAACTCTATTGAAGCATGGTACTAAACTTGGTGTATCATCAAGAGGTACTGGCAATGTCAATGAAGCAGGTAACGTATCAGACTTCGACATTGTGACAGTGGATATTGTGGCTCAACCGTCAGCACCAGATGCCTATCCAAAAGCAATCTATGAAGGCTTATGGAATATGAGAGGTGCTAACAAATTATATGGTAGAGCTCAGGATGCCATTAATGATAAAAAGGCTAACAAGTATCTCGCAGAAGAGATCGTTAAACTTATAAACGAGCTAAAAAGGTAAGGAGAATACCCAATGGCAACAGAAATAAAAGACATTTTTACAGGCGTTGAACTACCTGAAGAAGTACATTCACAGGTTAGTGAAGCTTGGGAATCAAAATTGTCAGAAGCCAGAGAGGACATTACTGCCGAATTGCGTGAAGAGTTTGCCCAAAGATACGAAAACGACAAAGCTCAGATCGTAGAAGCTATGGACAAAATGCTTACAGACAAGATTACTACTGAAATGAAAGAGTTTGCTGAAGATAAAGCGGCTTTAGTTTCAGAAAGAGTAGCATACAAAGAAAATGTAGCAAAGCATACAGCAATGCTAGAAAAATTTGTAAGTGAAATGCTTGTCAAAGAAGTAAAAGAGCTTCATGCAGATAGAGATGGCTTGAAAGAAAACTTTGCGAAGTTAGAAGATTTTGTTGTTAAACAATTAAGTAAAGAACTTAATGAGTTTAATGAAGATAAACAAGCTCTTGTAGATCATAAAGTTAAAATGGTAGCAGAAGGCAAGAAAATAATCGAAGATGCTAAATCTAGATTTATTTCTAAAGCGGCTGGTATCGTTGAAACAGCAATTGATAAAACTTTAAGATCAGAAATATCAGATCTAAAAGAAGATATCAAGGTTGCAAGAGAAAATAACTTCGGAAGAAAAGTATTTGAAGCTTTCGCAGGTGAATATATGTCTTCGCATTTAGCGGAAGACACAGAAATTCGTAAGTTACAAAGCGAACTTACTGATCAGCATAATGTCGCACAAAAGCTAGAAGACACTATCGCTGAAAAAGACGAAGCTTTAAAAGTAGCAGAAACTAAAATTAAGGTTGCTGAAGATAAAGTTAACAGAAGCAACGTTTTAAGTGAGTTAACTGCTCCACTTAATAAAGAGAAGCGTCAAATTATGTTAGAGTTACTAGAGTCTGTAAAGACTGAACACTTACAAAGACAGTTTTCAAAATATCTACCAGCTGTTCTTAAAGAAGAGAAAATAGCTGAAGATAAAACTGTTATTACGGAAGTTACAGGTGACAGAACCTCACCAGACACAGCAGACACACCAGTAAACACTGACATTATTAAAATTAAACAACTAGCAGGTCTAAGGAGTTAATATAATGACTGACAATACAATGATCACTGAAAATTGGAAAGACACAAAGTCAGCTCTTTGCGAAGGCTTAGAAGGTCAGAAAAAAGAGACTATGTCAGTAGTTCTTGAAAATGCTAAAAACTACTTGGCAGAGACGGCTACAGCAGGTGCGACAGGTGCCGGTAACGTAGCGGCTTTGAATAAAGTTATACTTCCAGTAATTAGACGTGTGATGCCTACAGTTATTGCGAACGAGATCATCGGTGTACAACCAATGACTGGTCCAGTAGGTCAAATTCACACATTAAGAGTAAGATATGCGGACTCAGCCGCTGGCGTAACAGCAGGTTCTGAGGCACTTTCACCATTTGAAATTGCAAGAGCATATTCAGGTAACGAAACAGAAAGTACACCAAAAGGTGATTCAACATCATCTAAAGAAGGTGTTCCAGGAAACAGAATGTCAATTCAAGTGTTAAAACAAACTGTTGAAGCGAAAACAAGAAAGCTATCAGCAAGATGGACATTTGAATCAGCACAAGATGCCAACGCAATGCACGGCATTGATGTTGAAGCAGAAATCATGGCGGCACTAGCACAAGAAATTACAGCTGAGATTGACCAAGAAATTATTGGTTCATTACAGGCTTTAGGTTCGAATGGTGGTACGGCAAGAGTAACATACGATCAAAACGCAACGAAAACTGGTAGACAACCAGCATTCGTAGGTGATGAACACGCGGCTTTGGCTGTTTTAATTAACAGAGAAGCTAACTTGATTGCACAAAGAACAAGAAGAGGCGCGGCAAACTATGCTGTTATGTCTCCTTTTGCTCTTACAATTCTTCAATCAGCTACAACTTCAGCGTT